AAATAATTCAGATACTCTCAATCTACCAAATGAATCACTAGCCTGACCATTCAAACTTCTGATGTTTACATCCAATGCGTTACCGTTACCAATAGTATGTTGAGTGGTTACTTGATCACCATCTTCATCAACTATAGCAATTGCCTGAACATATGTTCCGTCATCATCAAGAAGTGCTTTTATTTCATTACCACTAGGGTCTATATGTCTTGTTACACTGCTTTGTGTTAATGGCATTTTATCCTACCTTTATCTTTTTAGTTTTCCATAATCTTTTTATGAAATTCTCCAAACTAATTTGATGTGGGATTTCTCCAGAAGTAACCTTACCAATTAACATTTGTAAAAAATGTCTTTTAATTTTTTTATCTTTAACTAGTTCTGGATATTCATCATATAATATATCAATAGCTCTATCTATTAACTGAGCTTCAATATCTGCATCCAATGTTTGTGTTAACTTATCATCAACATTATTGCCGGGTGTAGGTCTGTAACCAACATTATAGGCAGAAAATGAGGCTGGATTTCTGCCATGATAGTTGGAGTGAGGTTCTGCTTGTGGAACATAAAAATCTGCCTCTTTTAAGACATCTCTAAGTTTCATCTTATAACCCTAATATTTCGTCTAACACACCTTCAATTTTCAAATACTTGTTTTGTCTTATTAGTGTTCTATAAACAGCACTTTCCTGTAAATGCATATATGCATTACTTGTTGAAGGATTACTAACCATATCATAACATACTAAGTTAAAATCATCCTCAACAATATCATACCCTTCATGGTTTCTACTTACACTACCAAGACCTCTTGAAGAAATACCTAACTTAACATTTCTTTCTACTAACTTACCAAGTATCTGACCTTTGGGTGTATCTAATACCTCTATCTCACCAATCAAGTTTTCACCATCCCACCTTGTCTCAGTTACTAAATGAGAAACATTCTCTAACTGAACTATAGGGCTATCTGGGTGATCTAATTCACCTAAAGCTCTTCTATCCTTAACTAACTCTTGGTATTTTTGATCTTCTCTTTCTAAAACTTGACGAGGATAAATTCTATTATTTGCGTTTGGTTTACCAGCCGCTTGAATAATACCCTTCATTTTAAGTATACCATCACTAGACTTTGATGGCTTAACATCGTCATACTCAAATAAAAGAAAAGAATGAATTAAGTTTGGGGCTGCATTATTGTTAATAATCTCTGTCATTTTTAATCTCTTTCTTCTTCCTCACCATCATCTTCGCGACGATTACTTATTTCATAAATTTGATTGATTAAAACATCTAAGTCATCTATCAATCTCTTAACATGACTTAATTCTGTCTTAGCTCTACGAAAACTTAGCTTCTTTGCTTTATCTAACTCACCCATCTTTAAACCGTCAGTAATGAATGTCTTAGTATATCCCATACTAACACCCATCTGTTTGTTAATACCTTCAAACAGTGACATTATATAACCTATCTTTTCTTCGTTCTTACTCTCTAAAAGAATATTAAATATTGTGTCTCTTACAACCTCATGCGATTGCTCATCTACTTTGTTGTATGGAACTTTTCTAGATGCCTTCTTCTTCATTGATTTTCTCTTTCTTTTTATATTCTTCCTTATGGGTGCGCCAGATAGAGGAGCAGTAAAACCAGCTACTGCTCCAACTACCGATGTTTCATTTTTCTTACTTAACATTAAATATCTAACTATTATTACCTACCGCCAGCCAAAAACGCGTATCTATAGGCGGCATATGCTGCTTTGGGATACTGATAGTTTTGGATTTGAGGCCCCTGTGCGTGAACCCATTCTTCATAAGTTAAGGGAGTCGCAGGAGCTGCTTGCTTTTTCGGAGCTTTTACAACTGCTATTTGCGTCTCGAGCGTGCTCTCTTCGTCCGTGCCCTCGTCGTCCGATTCTAAATCACTCTCAGTGTCTAGCCCTCCGGCCTGATCATAGGTTGCCTGCGCGGCTGCCGTGTCATACTTAATACCGGTATTATCTCTAAAAAAACCGGGAACAGAACCATCATTGAGCTTGCCAGTAAAATGATGTATGTATCCAGTTTCTGTGTTACTGCCTGCAATTATTGAATTAAGGCCGTCAAAATCAAGCGTGCCAAAAGATTCGGATATTATGTTCCGGTTTTTCATTTTTACATCAGTATCATTACTTGGTATGTCTACATTTTTAAAATAAACATTATTAGGATTAGCGTCTGAATCTAAATCATCTAAAGTTAATGGGGTTACACCTTCTGTAGCTGCTGGTCTATCGGGACTATTGTGTGGGCTATAGTTGTCTGAATTTACTGCTGATAAATTTCCAGTAGTAAAATCATGATCTGCTACCCTCTGTTTCCACAAATCAATTAATGCCATTATTATTCTCCAATAATTTTACAGGTTATCACAAAGTTCTACAAACAACAAAACTTCAATGATATTATCACTGTTAATTTCTTTTATATTTTTTAATCTTTCTACAGCCAAATCCAACTTTGTTCGTAACCCTTCGTTTTCAACGACAATTTTTTCTGAAGATATATCATTTACCATACCATCAATTTCTTTCATAACCCACTTATTAAATGATTTTGAACTCATAGAATAAAAATTTATTAGGTATTGTATTTGATTCTCTGTTAATTTACCGCGAAAACTCTTCTTAAAATTATTAAAAGCAATAGCCATTGCAATTTTATCAATCTTTTGTTGCTCTTTGGGGTATTCTTCAACAACAATATTGTTTTCACTAAGCTTTTTCAATTCCTTATTGTTAATAAGGTGTTCCATAATAAATTGTTCTAAATTAGTTTGATTTTTAGAAGATAAATAAGTATTTTCCTTCAATGAACATATCTGAAAACTTGAAAATAACTTGTAATTAGGAATTTTTGTGTTGAGAACCTCTTTTAAATTAAAATTTTCTTTAATTTGTTTATTCATATTAGATATTTCAGCATTTAATACCTTATCATCAATACGATTATACTCTTTTCTTAAGTTACTATAAAACCTACTTGCATGAAAGTAGTTTATTGCTTCTGTATACAGAAGTTGTGAAAATACGTTATATGCTTCAGATATTGTTGTTTTTTTCATGAAATTATTTCTGATTATCTTCATCATTTGTGAAGCTTGAGTGGTTTTACCCTCAGAAACTAATCTCATAGTATAGTGAATCATTGATTCAAACAAAACACCAATATTTCTATACTTATTATGTTTCATAAATTTAACCCCAAAATTATATTATTAGTCTAGTATAAATATAGTTAAAATAAGAGAAAATCAATCTTTTGATACAAAATATACCTTTCCTGTATTAGAAAGTTTATTATTTTTCATATCTTTTCTGATATTATCCATAATTTTATTTGATTCTTGATCAAAACGCATTATTTCTGTAATCGTTTTATTAAAAGAATCTGTTCTAGATTTTCTTCCTGTTCTCTTCTTAATAATGTCTTTTTTCTCTATATCACTTGTTATTTGATCTATACTACTTTCAAAATTTCTCTCAAAAGAATCAAACTTAGGATATCCTTCCAACTCATCAGTTCCTAATGGATCATATGGGGTAACATTTTTAAATGATTTAAATTTACTACCCTCTTCAACATCACTCTCATTATCACCATCTTGTTGCGTTGGTTCTACCTCTGCAGGTTGTTGTAAGGCGGCTGGCTCTTCTTGTGCACCCATCTTAACTTGTTCTATAGTATATTCGTTAGAAGCTTCTTTTACTCTATCATTCTTTATCTCAACGATATCATCCATAGATAACTGTAATACTTCTTTTTGTATATACTCTTTAGAAAGTAATGGAGATTCTGACATTTGACTTGCGACGTTAAACCTCTTATCCATTAGATCAAGATTCATCATTTCTGTAACGGTTGATGGATTAGCTAATTTCAAATCAAAATTATATATATCACTTTCGTCATATCCTCTTAAGAACAAATGAACCAATCCAATTTTTGCCAATTCACTGACTACGATCTTTTGTATTCTTTGAATTGTTCTTGCAAACTTAATATCCTCTTGTGCCAATGTTCCCTTACCGGCCAAATCTTCTTCTGCTGTAAGATATGATTTGGGAACACCTAATGATATAAAAAGCTTATTCTGCAAATACTGAATATCTTCAATAGCTGCTGCATTTTCACCACCGGGTAATGTTTCTATTCTACTCCCTCTTTCACCCCTAATAGGAATAAAGAAATCTTCTAATATTGATTCTGGATTAAACCTCATATCTTGGTTGCCAGTCTGTTGATTAACCATTGGTGTTCTTTTTAGTTTATCTCTGGCTTGCATCAAATATGTGTCAACTTGTGCTGGTGGAATATTACCAACATCAATATAAAAAACTCTTCTTTCTGGTGCTCTAGTGATACGATATATTAACATAGCGTCTTCTGCCATTAATAATTGTTTGTATACCTTACGACCAGAATCCAAAATACTTCTTCCATATGGTAAAAACTTATCATCACCAAGTATTCTTAAGTGAGATACTTGATAATTTTGAAAGGAGGTATTTCCTTGACCAACCCAATTAAACCTAAGAGAGTTAGGATCATTATCATAACCCTCTTCTCTTGCTATTTCTTCAACTGGTAAAGCTATAGAACCTAAAACACCCTCACCTTCAACTAAATCTAAAAGATTGAAATGATCTCCATACTTGACCATGTTTCTAATCCATGTCCACAAATGAAAATCAATATCTAATCTCTCATAATAAAGCTCTTCTAATTCTTCCTTGATTTTCTGATCTTCTGAAAATATATTTAGTATATTTCCATCAATACCATAAACCATAGAGTCATCAGCATAAATATCAAGTGCTCTTGATATCTCTGGGTAATGGTCCATCTCATTATATTCTCTATACCTTTCTGATCTTTCTATACCTCCAGCTAAACCTTGCTGATATATAGAAGAAGCTGCTTTCTGAAAAGTATCGAAAACATTTCTTTGTGTTCTCATTGATGGACGCTCTGTTGGAACCTTATATTGTGCAGAACCACCATTCAATAACTTTTTAAGTGTATCAAATTTACTTGCCATTTTTTACCTCTAATTTATATTTAAAATCTTTAAACCCATAAATATACCAATAGGGACTGCTGCCCCTGCCAACCCCCAAACACCAGATTTGACTTTTAAAGAAGATATATCAACATTAACCTTTTCTAACTTATTATCCATCTGTAACAATAAAGAGTTATGTCTCTCTAATTCACTTAAAACTAATTTTTGATATTCGTGCCAATCACCTTTTTGAGCTTCAGAATATTTAGCCATTTTATAATTCCTTATAGTTATTCCAATCTTTATAATATAATAAAAATCAAGAAGGCTATAAAATAAATATAAACATTTATTTTATAACAACCATCTTAAATCTTCAACCTGTTCTTTATTTACTTTCATAGAATAAGATTCATTACCAACAGAATTAGAATTACTACTTATTCCAAACTCGTAAGGAACAGGATTAAAAGAAAGGTTAGACATTAAATGTTGAGTTATATCATTGTCAGCATTAGTAAACTTTATTGTTGTGTTTCTTACATACATACCAATAGCCAAAGACATCACTAAATCATCATTGTAACCTTCTAAGGCTTGAGGTTTACCATTATGAAAGATAAAAGTTTCTAACTCTTTCATAGTTCTTTGTGAGTGCAAAATAAATTCATGTTGTCTTAGATCCTCTTCCAATCTTGCAATAGCAGCTGGACGAGTTCTTGAAGACATTGTAAATCCGGGAACTGCATTCTTAGGGGGGTTATAAGGATCATAAAATAACTGATCTCTTGCATTACTCTCATGTAGTTTAGCTAAATCTTTTATTGTCCAATATATATTCTTATATTCCATCTCTACAATCTTCATTACTGTATGATGACCCATTGATGCATTTTCAACTACTATAAATGCATTATTATATTGAACAGCTGTATTGTGTATTAAATGAGCATAAACATCTGTAGCTACCTTACCCTTATACTCAGCTACTTGTTCATAGTTCTCTATATCTATAACATGAAAAGCTGAATAATCTTCACCATCTCCACGAGCAACATCCGCAGCAATAATATATTTTTTAGTGTAATCTGGATACTTCCAAACCCACAAACCTTTATCTACCCATGTTCTTTCTAATGGTTCTCTAACGAATGGCCGATATCCATCATCAAGTGTTTCTTGTTCTGTTGGATGCTCCAAATACCATTCTAAAGCCTTGAGAGAAATAACATTACTACCAGATTGAACAAAGTCACAATCATGTTCTTGTGCAAATGCTTGATCACCAATCTTCTTACGTGTTTCTCTTGCCCATTCATCATCATGGTCTGGATGAACAGACCAGTGTAGTT